AGGCACAGTTCAAGCCAATGCCGTTGCCATATGGTCTGCTGATGCAGATATAAATACTTCTTTAGTTATTACTGCTAATGGTTCAATTATAGGTGATGAATGGATTAACTCTCCAGTCAGTGATGATATATGGACAGTTATACCTGATGGTGCACTTTTAAGATATGTTGTCCCAGACTATTGGAAAGAAGGATATGTGTTGGAAGCAGAAAGATTATGGACAGACACAGCATCTGTTCAGAATGAATGGTTACCGCAATAATAAATTTTTAAGGAAAAATAATGGCAAAAGTAAAAATATCGCAGTGGGATGTTGTAGCTGCTAATAATACCGATATTAACTCAATAAATATTAATGAAGGTTGCCCTCCATCCACCATCAATAATGCTATTCGTGAGATGATGTCACAAGTTAAAGACTTGCAAGGGGGTTATAGTGGAGATACTATTCCTGTTGCAGCAGGAGGTACTGGTGCTACCACAGCAAGTACTGCTAGAACTAATCTAGGTATTACTGGAATAGCAACACAAGACCCAGCTAGTGTTAATTTTACAGGCGGCAATATTACAGGTCTTACTAATTTATCAACAGGTATATTTACTGCAACTGGAACAACCACACTTTCTGGAACAAACACACTGTCTGGACCAACCACATTATCTGGAGCATCCACAGCATCCTCAACATTAACCTCATCAGGCACACTAGCAGTCACTGGTGGACTTACATTAGACGGAGCAGCAGGAACATCGGGGCAGGTATTGGTATCATCTGGGGCAGGCAACACACCTACATGGGCTAATGATAAAGGCACAATACTACAAGTAGTAAATAAAGTAATATCAACTCAAGGTTCACAAACAATTACTGGTTCAGATACGCAAGTTGGTTCTGGCACAGACTTTGATTTATCTATTACCCCTAAAGGTAATGGGAGTAAGTTTATTGTAAGTGCTAGGTGGTTTGGAGAGGTGGACGTTACATGGGATGTTTCTTTTAACATACAAAGAAATGGGGTTAGGATAAATACTATTAATAATTCAAACAAACATGGTTTATCAATGGCTACATCAACTTTACAAGGAAACAATGATTCAACACCTGAAATAATGTATCTACAAACTGTTGATAGCACAGGAAGCACCATTGGCACAGCTATTACTTATACTTTAATTGCTGTATCATCAAGTGGTAATCACACTATGTGGACTAACAGATGTTTTGGCTCTTCTCATGAAACAGGTATATCAGAATTAATGATTATGGAGGTAGCAGCATGATAGCACAAGCAATAACTAATTTATTTGGTGGTTACTCTAATCGCAATTCACAAGACTTAATTGTTGAAAATAAAATAGAGCGTTTACCAACTAAAGCTGAACAAAAATTAATAGAAATAGAAAAATTAAAACTAGAAGCAGAAAAAAATTCCAATGCTTATAAAGAAAAAAGAGCGGCAGAGTACCCTTCTATTAATGACCAGTTAGATGCTTTGTTTCATGCTGGAGTATTGCCAAAAGACATTGCTGCTAAAATACAAGCAGTAAAAGATAAATATCCAAAATTAATAAAATAATAAGATATTAATATGACAACAAAACGACTCCAGTTTACAGAATGGTTGCCTGACCAGCCAGCAAATGCAGGTAGTTTAAATGACGCTAAAAATGTATTTCCTGTAGGTGTTGGTTATGGAGCATTTCCTAGTGCAGAGTATTACTCTAATGCGGCTAGTGAACCTTTAAACGCTATCTTTGTTGCCAAGTATGGCAACGATGTACAAGTGTTTGCAGGTGGTGCTACCAAATTATTTAAAATGGATAACACTACATTAAATTTAGTGGATGTATCTAAAGCTGGTGGATATGGTGGTAACAGCACATGGAAATTTGAGCAATTCGGTCAAGTGGTTCTTGCTACCAACAATTCTGAAAAAATACAAGCATGGTCTATAGGTGGATCTTCTGTATTTGCTGACGTAGGTGCTGCTGCTCCAACAGCTAAAGACATTGCTACTGTTAGAGATTTTGTATTTGCAGGTAATATTGCAGGTGGTACAAATACTAACAAAGTACAGTGGTCCGATATTAATGATGAAACAGATTGGGTATCTGGTCCTACATCACAATCTGACTACCAAATTATTGCTGATGGCGGTAACATACAGGCTATTACAGGTGGTGAGTTTGGGCTTATCTTTTTAGAAAAAACCATAGTTCGTGCATCGTATGTTGGTAGTCCTTTATTCTTTCAGTTTGACACTATTTCTAGTGGACTAGGTTGTTTAGAAGGTAACTCAGTGGCACAGTATGGTAACCTAAGCTTCTTTTTATCTGATGATGGTTGGTATAGCACCGATGGTCAAACAGTTAATGGGATTGGAACGGAGAAAGTAGATAGATGGTTTTTTGACGATGCTGACTTAACACAAATTAACACAATTAGTGTAGCAGTTGACCCAGTTAAAAACTTGGTTGTATGGAATTATGCTAACGTACAAGGTACTAGAAGTATTCTTATTTACAACTGGCAATTACAAAAATGGTCTAGAGCTGATACCGTATCTGATGTAGTAGGAACAATAGCTACTACAGGAACAACATTAGAAGGTATTAATAGCGAATCTGATGTTATAGCCACAGAAACAGTTAATGGAAAATCTTATACTATTGTAAGCCTTGACGATAACATTGGGGGTGCAACAACTGACTTTACTGCTATTGGAGCATCAACAAATACGGTAGGATTAACCTTTACTGCAACAGGTGCAGGTGCTGGTACAGGTACAGCTACCGATATGGCGTTAGCATTAGCACAAAGCACTACACTAGACACATTAGTTGCCTCATTAGACTCACGACTATTTATTGGCGGTAAGTTCTTATTTGCAGGTGCTAGAGTAGATAGAATTGCAGTATTTACAGGCACATCTATTACCCCACAGCTTATTACAACAGACATAGAGGTAGGCTATAACTCCGTAGCAACCCTAGCAAGACCACAGATAGACGATGGTAGTGCTAACGTAGCCGTAGCAAGCCGTAGAGAGCTTGATGACACGATTGAATTTGGTCCTTATGTAGCCGCAACCTCTGAAGGCAGATGTAGCCTACGCAGTGCTGGTAGGTATCACCGATTCTCTGTACAGCCTACAGGAAACTGGACAACTGCTATGGCAGTAGACGTAGAGTTAAAACCACAAGGTAATCGTTAATGACACAGCAAGCCAACCAATATCGCATACTGCCCGTACAAGGAACTAATGAATCTCGTGTTATTAGTGAGGTGGTCAATAACGCTATGCAAGGTAAGACCAATAATCACGGAACGATTACTTTGGCAACCGCTGGTGCTACAACGACCACCTTATATGATGAGCGTATAGGCTTTAATTCTATTATACTATTTACACCATTAACTATAGCCTCAGCTGCTAGTAATAATTATCCTTATGGTACGTTTGAGCATCAAGCAACACAAACCTTTACTGCTAATACACCAACAGTTGCTGCTATTGCAACAACCGAATTTGCTTACGGAATGTCATTAGGAAGCAATCAAATTACAGTAGATTATGCAGGCATATACAATGTAGAGGTATCTGGATTATTTGTAAATAACACTAACGCACAAAAGTTTGCTTGGATGTGGATACGAGTAAATGGGGTAGATGTGCCACACTCTGCAACTAAATTATCTGTTCCAGTAAGGCATGATGCAAGCACATACGGGTATATACCAGTAACCATTCATCATCCGCTTGATTTAGATGTAGATGATTATGTGGAAGTTATGGTTGCTGTAGAGGATGTTGGTGTTTATCTAAATGCAGATACTGCACAAACTACACCGTTTGCAGTTCCTTCCATACCATCATTAATGGTAAATCTAGGAATGATAGAACCATCAGAAACAACAGGTTCTGCCCATGAAATGTATGTAAGTAGTAGGCAAAAAGGTTCAGCAGTTATAACTCACCTGCCTAACAGTGTGGCAGATAATACCTTTGGGTATATAATAGTAGGATAAGAACTACTAGGAATAAATATGAAATTAACAGTTTATGTTGTGCCTACAAATCATGTACAACAATTTTGGCATTTAGCTGAACCTTTACTACAAAAAGCATTAGACAAAGGCAACGGTGAATTTACTGCTGACCAATTAAAACTATTAGTAGCACAAGGACAGCAACAGCTTATATTATCTTTAGATGAAGATAAGAAATGTCATTGTGCAGTAACAGTACAATGGATTATGTACCCTAATGATAGGGTCGCTTACATTACTTACATAGGTGGGCGTAATACTAAAGCAGGATTTGACCAATTTAAAACATGGGTCAAAAATAATGGTGGCACTTGTATACGAGGTGCGACTAAATTTGAAAGTATAGCTAGACTCTGGAAACGGCTATATGGATATGAAGAAATATATACACTAATGGAGCTTAAATTATGATTATGCAATTAAAAATATGGTTGTTTAAACAGCTATATAAATCTATCGCAAAACATGGTAGGGAAGGTGATACTGAACTTGCCCATGTTAATTCTTACGAGGTAGAGTTATTAAGGTTAGCAGGGGGTAGTGGAACTATTAACCCTGCAACAGGACTGCGAGAGTTTAAAGGTGGTGGCGGAGGTACACAAACAACATCCTCTGAACTAGACCCTATTGTTAAACCATTTGTAGAATACGGATTGCAAGAAGCCAAAGGCTTATACCAACAAGCTGGTCCACAATACTATCCAGAAGCCACTTATATTCCAGCATCTGCACAAACAACATCTGCATTACAAGCAGCACAGCAAAGAGCAACAGCAGGTAGTCCATTAGTACCTCAAGCTCAAGCAACCATTAGTGGCTTACAACAAGCAGTGAATCCAGCACTAGCAGGTTATCAAACATTACAAGGTGGTGTTCCTAGTATGGCATTACCAGCAACGCAGGCAACAGCTTCAGGCGCTTATCTAGGTGCAAATCCATATTTATCATCAGCAATGGCTGGTGCAGCTGATGTAGCTAAACAACAATATTATGATGCTATTATGGGTACTCGTAGCGGTGCTTCTCAAGCAGGTCGATATGGTTCACCAGCAATGTTTGAACAACAATCAAGAGCGCAACAAAACCTTGCCAACGCATTATCTCAAGAGGCAGGTAGGCTTATGTATCAAAATTATGGGCAAGAAAGAGGCTTACAAGAATCTGCTGTAGGAAGATTAGGTGATATATCACAGCAACAATTCCAACAACAATTAGCTGCTACACAAGGATTAGGCAGCCTTGCAGAAGCACAGGCAGGCAGACAAATGTCAGCTGCTCAACTTGCTCCACAAATGGCTCAAGCAGATTATGCTGATATTCAACAATTACTAGCAACAGGTAAAACTCAAGAAGATTATGCAAGACAAGCACTAGAATCTGATATTGGTAGATTTGAGTTTGGTCAAAACTTACCGTACTCTAAACTACAGTCTTACTTATCTGCTGCATATGGCGCACCTGCACCTATACAACAAACAACCACTTCTAGCGGAGGAGGTAAATAATGGCTATGATACCTTACATGGCAGCAGGTTATGCTGCTGACAGATTAATGGGTGGCTCTGGTATGACAGGGTTAGCATTAGGTACTGGCGTTGGTGCTGTTGGTGGGTTTGGAGCATTAGGTTCAGCATTAGGTGGTGCTTCTGCTACAGGAGCAAACACTTTAGGTGCAGGAGCTGGTCTTATGGGAGGCACTGGCACTACTGCGATAGGAGGAAGTGCATTAGGACTTGGCTCATCTATTCCAGCTACAGCAGGAGGATATTCTAGTTTATTAGGTGGCGAAACAATGTTACAGCCTTATAACATAGGTATGGGTGGCGTAGAATCTACATTAGGTGCATATGACTCTATTGCTGCAGCTTCACCACAATTTGGTGCTGTTCAAGGTAATGCTTTTGGACTATATCCAGACTATACAGCTATTGCTAGTGAAAAAATTGGTGGGTATGTTCCAAATGCAACTGAATTAGAAACAGCAGCTAATTTACAGCAATTTGGAGGCTTGACTGATTCAGTTCCAGAGCCAACTTTATTTGAACAAGGAACTGATTATGTTTCAGGATTGTTTGATGATGTAACAGGTAAAGATGTAACATCTGGAGCAATGCAAGTTTCTAACATGGTTGACCAAAGACAACAAGCACAAAACATGATACGACCACCTGCCCCACAAGTAAAACCAGCTAAACAACCTACAATTAGTAAACCTGTACAGGCAACTATATCAGAGCCTAGAAAAAAAATTACTAAAATTCCTTACGAAGCACAAACTTTTTCAATACCAGAAGAAGAAAGATTACAAATATTAAGATTATTATAGGATAAATTATGGCTACAAATATTTTTGATTACTTTAAAGATTTTCAAAACCCCTTTGCAGGAGTTGGTGAATCTTTTAACGAAATGAACATATTAGGGGTAACTACACCAGAAAGTGTAACCCAAATGGAATCATTAGGTTTATTAGACTCAGACAAAATTGCAGCAGCAAAAACAAAAGGGTTGCGTAATGCTATTGTTCAAGGTTTAATTAATTATGGTGGTCAAGAATTTAATAAAAATTTAGGAACAGCTTTTGCTCCTGCTTATATACTTCCATCATTAGGCGTTGCAATGAAAGCTGCTCAAGAGCCTGTATCAGCTTTAGAAAAAGATGTATTAAATCTTGAAAAATTAAAAGCATTTAAAAGAGAAACAGAACAAGGTCAAAAAGTTAGAGAAATTTTGTCTGGTGGTATTTATCAGGATGGTAAATTTAACACTTCCGTTGTTGATGATTTAATAAAAGCTGGTGACTATAAAACTGCTGATGCAATTAGTACAATTATTGCAAGAAAACAAGCAGCTATTAAAACACTTGCTGATACTCACGAAAGAAAAGAGGGTAAAGGTGGAGTAATTTATTATACTCCTAAAGGTAATGGTGTATCTGGAGTGTATATGTTAGATAAATCTGGAAATATTGTTCCAGCATCTGAAGGGTATGTTGCTAAACCAGACATTAGAACTGTAGGTGAAGGTGGTCTTTATGATATTGATAAGAATGAACAAGTTGTTGGTGGCACACCTTCATTGCCAACAGAAACAAAAACAATTACAAAAGGACAGGTGGTAGAAGTTAAAAAATTAATACAAGGATTGTATCCAGAATATGCTATAGATAATATAGATAATAATACTGCTGTATTAATTGCAAACAGAGCCGAAGAAATTAAATCAAGAAAAGGTAATAAAGGCATGGGACAAGAAAAAGCAGTTAAAACAGCAATTGAAGAACTTGATGCTTTACATAAAGAAAAAGGGTTTTTTGGTGATACATTTGATTTTGGTAAACCAGATTACGAAATTAGACAACCCACCCCAGCAGAAAAAA